AGGAGAAGCAGCCCCATACGCTTGCATAGGGTTATACATATTCTTCTTAGAAATGAACTGTCTTTCGAGTCTTCGGGACAATTTCTCAGTAGTAACCAACCCAGCATTAGCCAAGTGATTCATTTCTGTATCATTAGCGTGCCATGGACGGAACCTGAATTTAGTCGTTAGATTTGCAGTTGCCATTCTTGTTTGTTAATTTATTAATTTAATGTTTCCCAATCAAGGTCATCGAATGAATGTGAACCTCCTCTTGGTTTTTTACTCTTTCCACCAGACCCTGACAGTTTAGTACTAGTGCTGTTACTACGGTGTCTCTTACCTAAGTCAGCCAACTTTCTATTACGGTCTGTTATTGCTTTCTTTTGAATTGGGTCAGACCCATACTTCATAATTAAAGCGTCAAAAATGAGGTCTTCTGTTTTAGCTGCCTCATCTTGATTTCTTTTAATCTTATCAGCCATATATTGAGAAATCTTAACTGTCTGACCATTCTGTTCAAATGGTACTGTTTTCTTAAACATGTAGTCAAGAATCTCTTGCTTTTGCTGTTTAGTTTTTAGAGGGAAGTTTCTTACAGCCTCTTGTTTCTGTACGAAGTCTTCAAGGTTTTGTGTGAACTGTTCCTCTTGTTTACGTCTTGCTTCGAGTGCTCTAGCCTCTTGCTCAATCAACGCTTGTTTATCAGCTTCTTTCTTTTGAGTGAAGAACTCTTGTGCATCTTTAGCATCAATTTCCAATTCTTCTAAATCCTCAGATGTTTCAATCAACTTAGTGATTTTAGCTTCAGAGAAACCCTTAGCTTTATAAAACTCAGAAAGCACTCGCTTAGCATTCTCTTTATCAGAGATGTCGAGTGTTGAGAAATCTGATTGTGCGTTGACCGCTATATACCTGCTAGGGTCACCACCTGCCTCTAAGTATTCAATGTACTTACGAGAATCCTCTCCAAGTGAATCTTTGTAAGCCTGAACTTCTGAATCAATCTTACTCTGCACTGCATTCCAGATATCATCTCCTGATTCAAACTTAGTGTCTTCTGACACTGTTAAAATTCCCTTTTCTCCTAGAGTATTTCCAATGTAAGAGAAGATATCATCTTCCTCATCATCTTCTGTTTCCTCTGGCTCATCTACTACCTCTGGAGTTTCTTCTAACTCATCTTCAAATGTAGTATCTGGAGCTGGTGTTGGGTCTACCTCAGGTTCCTCTGTTGTATCTTTAGGAGCTGGAGTAGGTGTTGGAGGAGTCGTAGGTACGCCAAATCCATCTGGCATAAATGTGCTAGACTCATCGTCTAATAGCTCCCAAGGAGAGCCTGCATCGTCCAAAACGTCACTAAAAGTAATTTTACCTTCGTTGTTTTCCATAATTATAAGTTTTATTATTTATATTTACAAATTTTTTTTGTTTAAAGTTTTTGGATGTATAGCTATTTCGAAGTTGGCTTAGGTTTTGACCTAGCTATCTTTTCCTTAGACTTAATCTCTTCTTCTTTAACTCTAAGTTTCTCTAACTCAATATCCATCTTCTGTTGCATCTCTGTAGCTTTAAGGGCTAATTCTTCTCTCTTCATATTAGCTTCTTCCTCAAACTTAGCAATCTCAAGTGGGTCAGGAATATTGTTTCCATCAGAGTCCAGGTCTTCTTGGAACTTAAATGCTCCAATCTTAGCCACTTCAACTCTAGTAGCATTATCCATATCAATCTTATACTTCTCAAGTTCAAGCTTCATCATCTCTAACTGTTGCTTGGCTTCCTCAATCATCTTAGTCTGCTCAAGTTCCTGTTGTCCTTGTTGTGCTTGAATTTGCTGCATTCTTTCTTCACCTTCCTTAAGTGTTTCAATAAGCTCTCCAGGAGATGCGTTAGCTCTAATCATAGTAGCAATGGTAGAGAGTGTTGCAGATTGTGTTTGTACTGCAGCATGAGCAATTTGCTTAAGCTCCTCATACATACGCATATCATCAGATGAGTCTGAGATAAACACTGAGAAGTGGCAGAATGGAAGTTTATCTACGTCCATCTCTACTACTTTTCTAGAAAGGTCTGAGAGTGTATAAGCCAAGTGAGTCTTTGGATACTTATGATAACAGTTCTTAGCCATATTAAGTAACAGTTCCAAAGCAGCTTTCTTACCCAACTCGTGAGTAGCAAACCAAGGTTCTGTTGCATAATTAGACTGTAGAATCTGTTGTTGTGTAGTACCTACAAGCTCTCTACCTCCTTGTTGTCCCAATCTGGCATCATTCATACCAATCACTTTGGAACATTGTCTCTCAATATATTCTAGTAACTGTACCTTCTTATCAATAGACTGGGCTGCAGTCATATCAATATTCTTCCATGAGTTAAGGTCAGCACCTTGATTACCTTCTTCATTAGGGTTTACCCAAATGATATCATCAACCTCAAGATAGTGTTGCCACTTATCTAAGTCAATTCCCATTGATACAGGAATCTGATTAATGTTAGCAACCAATTTTCTCCCCTTATCAGAACTTAAATCCCTTTGTACCATTCTATGTACAATGTCATAGAAGTACTGGAAAGGCTTCATTAAGTCTACTGGACCAGTAATTTTAGAGTTCAGGTTATTATGTAATACACCAGTATAAGGTAGTGGACAGTAATAAGGGTCATCTGGGTCTTTAGGAGTATCTTCAAGTACTCCATCCTTAATCCAAATATCATTATCAATACGAGTTATCTCTCTAATTTCTGGCCACCATTCCCACTCAATATGAATATCACCCCTGTCTTTATTGAGAGTATATCCTTCAGGAACTTGCATAGTTTGTTCCATACCCTCTTCATCAATGAATGTAAGGAAACCAACTTTGTACCAACTTCTCCAGACATAATGTACTACTTCTAATTTATTGTCAGATACATACTCATCGTGGTTATCATTCAAATCCCAATCAGAGATGTCAGATTCAAACTCCCACTTATCATCTACCTGTGTTCTTGCTGCACTACCCTTACGACCTCTCTCATATAACATGTTAATCTCCTGTTTAGTCAGGTGGTCACCATATAGAGTTACTACTCTTGAAGGAGACATAAAGTCAACTGTTCTTGCCCATTCAGCATCATGAATGAAAATAAGGTCTGGGTCTAGGTCACAGTCAAACCTGAGAGGATTGATTACTCTCAAAATTGGATTCTTATTTTCAATACCTACATAATAAATCTCACGTCCTGAAATAAGACCATGCATCCACGCAGTCCTTTCCAGTTGTTTAATATGCAGTTTGCGGTCCAGATATCCTAAGATTTCTTTTCCTAATGTTTCATATGAGTCTCTGAAATCAGTCCTCATATACTTTTCAATTTCTTCTGGTGACATGATTTGCTGCTCAAGTTCCGCGAGCTGCTCTTCAGTCATATTTGGATTCTGCTCCATCTGTTCTTGCAGACGAGCTTTCTTAATCTCAGAGATTACAAATTGAGATACTAATTCAGCTTTCTTCTTAGAGAACTCAGAAATGGCTTCAGCATTAACTGCAGTCACTCTATTGTTACGAGGTCTCTTTAGAAGTTCCCCTTCCAAATATTTGATGTTATTGGTTAGGATTGGGAAACTTTGCATCTCTTCTGGCAGGTGAGCCTTTGGAGCAATACCATAAGGTTTTGTCACATATTCAAAGTCTGCCTGATTAAGGATACCATTTACTAAGTCATAGTTAACAGAATCCTTATCATACAAATAATCAAAGCTGGAGGTAGAGTCAATCTCCTGGGCTCTGGCAACGTGCCACCCTTTTGTCTTTAGTCCCTTTGAGACTCTCTCCCTGTACATCTTTGGTGTTTCTTTATTTTCTTGCATGTCTTTCTAATAATTGCTTGGCGATTGGATTGGTTTCAGTCTTTGCAACTTCCACCTCTTTGTATTCTTCTACGACCAACATTAGTTGGAAGAATGCCATCACACGGTCAAAGTTCCCATCCCTGTTGTATGCCTTCAGCTCCTGAATCAATCCTAAGGATGGAATTAAATCCATGTTGTATACCTTCTCTCCGTCTTCATTGTGTCCTCTTTCAGTCCACATCCAATTAAGAGCCCATTTCTCACAAGCAGCTTTCATCTTATCATTCATAGGTGAACCGTATGGTCTTGTCACCTTAGAGTTTCTAATAACCCTGCCTATAGCCGAATCTGGTTGATGCTCCAACAAGTGAAGCTTACCCTTCCTCTTAAAGTAAGAGATTACATCCTTTCCAATTTCATTCTCATGCATTATCTTGGCATTACCATAATACAGAGAAAGCTTAAGGGCAATCTCATTTATCTGGTCAGTATCTTCATACCTACCTGTATATTCTGCTACAATCTCATCGTATCCATACTCAAATTTCTGGAGACTCTTATACACATATATAGAGGCTAACGATTTAAATACTGACTTCCCGTTCACAATATCAAATTTAACGGGGTCATATCCTATCTTGTAAAGACTAGAAGGATATTGTTCCTCTGGTGGTGATTGGTATATTACCACTGCACCCTCAGCCTTTACACTCTGTTTGAATGGATAGTAGTAGTTTGGAGTCAGGTCTGGACGAGGTTTAAATACCACAGGTCTTGTGTCTTCTCTACCCCACTCTAGTATACCTGGAGTTCCAATCTTCTTATATCTATCATTCTTTCTTAGACGTAATTCTATAGCTTTCAATTCAGCTACTGGGAATACGTTACCTTCAGGTGTTAAGAATGCTTCTGAAGGAGTCTTACACTTTTGAGTGATAAGTACGTCATAATCTGTTTTAGAGGAACCAAGGGCATTTACCCTCTCCTCATCAAGGTCAAGTTCTGCAACCCACCTATTAGCATTACCATTGTCATCTACTGACCAATGTATCTCACCCTTTTCATCTACATAGGAGCATCCTGGTCTATACCACATCTCATCTACGAAGTATCCACACTTGGTCTGCATCTCATGCAACTCATAGATATTGTCATATCTCTCCAAGTTGAATGGTTGTGGGTCTAAGAACATTTCAGAGAAGTCTTGAGTTGCACCTTCCATATCTCCACCTGTACCAAACACAATAGGAATTCCAACCCAATATTTACCATCTCGCATTGTAGGTTCCGCGAATCTAAATGCTTTCTTGAGATGATGGATAAGTCCCGCCTCTTCAAAGATTAGTCTAGTACATGACAGACCTGCTGCCTTGTCTGGTTTATCCTTAAGAGTTAAAATGAAGACTTCAGACTTATAACCCTCCTCAACATCTTGTCCATTCTTTGTCTCAATCCATCCTGACCTAATGAATGTCTGTGTATCCTTAAGTGTTGGATGTCTGAACTCAGTATATTTATTCAAATGGTTCAGCATCGTCTTGAACATTGAGAAAGTGTTAAGTGCTTTCTCTTCTAGTTCAGATGCTATAACAACCCTAGACTTTTCAAAAAACGTGTAAATCCAAGCAGCACCAGCTGCGTTTTTGAACGACCAACCCTTTCTACGGGCTTTTGCCATGATGATTCCTCTTTTGTCCATGTGCGAGCGTCCATACTTGACTGGGTTTTCTGCACGTTCCAAAGTAAGGAACCAGTAGTAATCCATAGACAAGAAGTCGGGAAACTCCTCAGTCTTTGTGATTGTTCCATCCTTTCTCTCTGTTCTCTTTTCAATTCTTCCATAATTTAAATAGAAATAGTGTTCTCCTGTAATCCTGACCCCGCCGACGGTATATCCGTTGATGCATCTGTCAAGTTCCTTTTCCCAGAATCTTCTGTATTGTGTAGTCCCTGGAATAGCTGTTGTGTAGCATGGGTTTCCATTTCTTTCATTTTCCTCGAAGGCATTTGCTGCAGGACGGAATACCGAACTGTCAGTAAAGAAAAGATAATCAAATCCCAGGTTACGCACAGGATTATAGAGGGAGAGTTCAGAAACTTGGTTGTGAACTTCTTCTGGTATTCTGCTTTTTTCATCTTCAATTTTATACGCTACGGTAGGGTCGTACATATTATAGTATTTGTGATGGAACTACATTCCTTCTTATCTTCTTGGTTGTAGCTTGTTCCCGTTCAACTTCTTTTCGTAATTCTCTAAGTGAGATAACAATCTTACCTAGTTTATCAATGTTAGCTGTTACATCTTTAGCTGAATGAACTGGTCTTCCCTGCATATCTCTTTCAGTAAAATCAACTGTATAGAAATACTGAGTCAGTTTATTCATTGCATGCTCAGCCCCATTAAGTAATCTCATTGCTGGAGTCTCCTGTAGTTGCATATACTTCTCAATAGCTGCATCTACCATAGCTTGCTCCTGCTCATTCAAGGGAAGTTTTAAGTAGTCTTCTTCTACTTGTTTCTTCCTTGTCTCCGTTTCTAACTTAGCATACACAGATTTATAATCTGACATATGATAAATATACGGAAGCAGTTGAGAGGCTCTGAGTTTTTCTGGGGTCTCATCAGCCTCCCACACTTCCTTTAGTTCTGGTATATGTATACCTTCAATTGTTATCTTCGGTTCGTTATCTACTAAGTCAAATATCATCTAAGTAATAAATATCCTGTAGTTGCTACGCCTACTCCGAGGCCAACAGCAATTCTTCTAGTTCTTCGTAATTTCATCTCTAATGTAACCTTGTCTGTGAACAAAGCTGCATTCTCAATCTCTAATCTAAGATTATCTTTAATACACGCTTGCTTATCCGCCTCAATAGCCTGAATGCGTAGAAAGCAATCAATACAAGGCAGGAGCATACTATCAGCAACAGTAGGAACGTGTATAGTAGTATCAGGTATGTGGCTGATATATGCATCAGTCAAGGTATCTTGACCTGTATTCCTCTGTGAGTTCATTGAATAACTCACGCTGCTTATCAACAGGAAGCTTACTAATGCTATCCATTTTTTGAACAATTTTCCTTTCGTTTTCATCATATGTCTTTGGTACAATTATCTGTGGTGGAACCACAGGTCTCTTTGCTGTCAATACTACTGCATATCCTAAGAATATCAGAAACACTGATACAGCTACTCTTAATATCGCCTTACTAATTGGCGTTACCATTTTATCAATCTCTTCCATTTAATTGTCTTACTGAATGTACAATCATTCCAAGTATAGCTCCTAATGCAACCATTCCTGCCAATGTCCATGATACTACATCTCCATAAATCTCATAAAGTCTATCTACAAAGAATAGTGTACTCAAGAAAAAGATAGCATATCTAGGAATCCTTGGAATATAAAATTTAGTGTCCCACCAAGATACAGTACCTCTGTACCATCTTGGCTTACCAGTCAGGGTATTATATATCTGGTCAAAGAATAGTAATCTCGTTGACAGTGAAGTAATAGCTCCCATTATACCTGTAAGAATGTTAGTATGGTCTTTTACTACTACCCCTAATAGTAACGCCATTATCAAATAAATGGATGCTCCAAGTACATGATTAACTGATTCTCCCCTATCTCTGGTGGCTTTGTCCAATCTAGCCTCTACATAAATGTGAAGTAGACTACTTAATAATACTCCTAAAAACAAATATACTCCTATCATATCATTCTAAATGAAATAAATCTCCAAGTATCAATTCGCATCTTAGAGCTCTTTACACAGTCTCCCTGATTACCACCAATACCAATAATACTCTTTCCATCAGGAGCAATAGCCTCTACAGCAGTTACATGCCCAGACGGGTCTTTGGAACTCTCGCCTCTATGGAATACAGCAATTACTCTACCTATATTCTTCCTAGCTTCTTCAAGTGAGACTTCTCGTCCCCATCTTAAGAAGCTCTTAGCCATAGCGGATTGAGTTCCCCTTACACCTGCAATCATACAACAGATATTCATCATCACGGCACACCAAGGAATTTCATCCTTATTGTACCAATCAAAGCCAGCCATCTTAGCTAACTTAATCAATTTCTTATTATGTCCAGCACCTTTAATCTCACACATTCCTCTATACTTCTGCATAGCTGCGAGTAGGTTACCTTGTGGGACTCCCTCTGCCATCTCAGCAGTTTCTTTCTCCAATTTAACCTGTGCTTTCTCTGCCTCTGGTTCATCTACCTCAACACCATTGGACACGTCCTCATAATAAGAGGACATCATGGATGCGTATCCTCTTCTCCAGTTGAGAGCATCCTTTACGGATTCAATGGCATTTCGTGATACCTCAAACTTAGATACTCCGAAAAGAACCATACATATTTGTGCGATAATACTAAAGAACTCAACCTTTGAATCCTTTGGCAAGGAGAGGAATCCGTGAGAGTCTCCTATTGCCACAAATACTATAATACCTAAAAAGAAATACCCGAAGATATTTCTATCAAGACGAGAGGAACTTTCTACTCCACTCAATTTAATTCTTGGTAACAATACCAAGGAACCTGCTATAATTGTGAGGTCTGCAAAGATACTCATATTTACATCCACCCCAAAGATATAGGCTACGGTTAAATACAGAAGGGTCACACAAGCTAATACTGCATGACCCGTCCGTTTATAAAACTCTATATCTAATAACTTATTCAGCACTTGCTAATTCTACTTTCTCAATCCAGTCTACGCCGTTTGTAGCATCTACAATAACCTCGGCGTTGTCTACATAAGGACTCTTGTCTAAGATAATTCCCATGTCACTTTTATCAAAAATAGCTTGGGTATAAAAGTTAGGTTGGAAATGTACAACATCCCCTAACGCATAAACTCCATCCTCAACACCATCTCCAATAGCAATGATTTCTCCCCTGTTTTGAAACTTTGGCAAGTCGTGTGTCACATGTACATCTTCCTTCAACTTTTGATAACTGTCAGGTAAAATAAGTCCTGAATCTGTTTGCTTAGGATATTCATACCTACGCACAATCAACTTGTCTCCTCTTAACCTACTGATAGGTAAATCTTCACTAATACTCATATTTCTATATTGTTTTCGTTTTTATACTTCTCCCAGGTTTCAGCATCCATCATATCTGGGAATCTCTCTCCATCATTACAGCTTTTATTCACATACCATTTTCCAGGTACAGAACATCCGCATACTTTACATTCTCCAGCTTCTGCACAGTCAGTACACAAAGTTGCTCTCCAAGCTACTTGCTCCTGCACATGCTTATCCACCATTCCAAACCTATCTCCTAATAGTCTGGCATTGCCCTGGATGAATGCTTTTACGTTCTTTAATGTAATGTCTGATAACTTCATCAGCTAATAGTCATTGCATAGTTAAACTTAGTAATGTCTCGAATCATCTTCACAATTACAGCTTCCAACTCTGGAGTGAAATCTGTTTGTGGATTCTTTAAGTGATTGATAAGAAACTCTTCCAGCTTCTCTAATATCCAATCGACATACTCTTGAGAATACGGCTGATAACTCAAATCCTCGAACCCTATTCCTTCTTCCTTCAGCCCGAATCTACCAATAGATAGAATTACGAAGTCTTCGAGATGGGAGTGTAGACTGTTATAGAATTCATCAATCGCATCAATCTCTGCTGCATTATCAGTATTCCACTCCCATGCGTGCGCCCTTACTTCGAGTTGTTTCAGTGCTGTTACTAAATCTTCAATTGTGTTTATCATTGTTTTTTAAAACCTACTTTAGTGGATTCTCCTTCTAACATCTTCTTAATACTATTATAAGAACCCTTAATTACATATACCTCCTTGGTAAGGTCATCATATACAGTTGTTCGATCTCTATATAAAGACCCATCTCTTTTAAAGCATTGTCTTGGATAAAGTGCATAAGGTTCAGTCATCCTCTTGATTACCTTATCCTTTTTGACCATCACTTCCTGTGTCTCCGTAACTGTTACCAACTCACCTTCTTCATTTTCAACTTCTATTTCTACCTCAACATCATCATAAAAATCAACTAGCATCTTGACCTCTATCATATTCTTCTATAACTTTTACCTTGCCGAGCCTTCCATAAGCTTCTAATTCTTTCCTTGTTATACTCTTCATCTCCCTCACCATTTCTGATACGTTTGATGTAAGCTTGTATCACCTTATCAATCCTGTTCTTTTTGACATAGAACTTACCAAAGTTCTGCAGATGAATCGTCTTCATCTCAGGATTCTTCATCTCCTCCAAAATCATTTGAAAGAGGGAGTGATAGAAGTAGGTTGCTTTCTTATCACTCCATTCCAGGTTTTCGGCTAGTTTATTTAAATCTATCATGCAATCTCGTACTCATATACTAACGTAAACTTTCCTTGATTCCTAATTCTTTCTTTTGGAAGGTCATAGTTAGGATTGATTATCTTCTTTCCATCCTTTTTAACTATATATCCCTTCTTATACAGTTGACTTATGTAGTTTTCAAGTCCAGTATAATTCTTAAACTTGAAGACATTTTCTCTGATATGTTTCTTAACAGAGGTAGAGAACCTATCAAGTTCTACCAGTTCACCCTCAAGAGCCCAAAATTCAGTCAAGACTTCAAGCTCCATCTTAGTCAATCTCCTATTAGAAGGTAGACTATTGGATACATGACTCAAGAACTCCTTGTAAAAATTCTTTAAGCTAACCTCTTGTTTATTCCTCAGTATCATATTCCTCTCCAATCTTCTCTACTCTCAGATTTCCCATCCCACCAATGTTAGCCATTTTATCTACAATAGCCATCCATTCGTCTGGGGTCAGCTCTGAGGCTTCTGTAATATGCACCTCATAATAAGCTGTATGCATTCTTGTGGGATTAGGTCTTCGAGTAAAATACCCTTGGTCCGTAATTTCCGCAGGTATTCTAAGTTTATATCTTTGTTTTCCCATTTGTTTTCTTTAGTTGCGGAGGTGGGAGTCGCACCCACGGAGGCTGGCTTATGAGACCAGCTGGAATACTCATTCTCCCCGCATTATCCATTTGAATCTAAAAGAGCGTCGCAGTTTTTACAAAATGTACCAAAGTCTCTCTTGTGATAATCAATACACTCTGTGTAGGTGTCATACTCTTCGTGATTACAGTTCCTTCTTTTCTTCTCCCTTCTATCAGCTTCTTCTCGTTCCCACTGTATTTGGGCTAGGATTTGTTCCCCAATTGTTCTGAACCTTTTCTGATTCTCTTTTGAAATCATAGTACAAATATAAGATAAAATATAATACCATGCAAGTATTTTTTATAAGTTTTTCTCTTATAACGTAAAAAAGACCCTCGTGGGGTCTTCTTTTGTTATAAGCACCAAATACAAAATATCTCATTATTAATGTTTAACAATGATTTTAACTTTCCCATTCCTTCTTATAATTCTATAATCAGTAGCCGTACTAAGTTCTTTTCCAATTATATCGTAAACAAGTGACTGTTCTACAGGATATTCAAACTCACTTCCATTGACTACAGTTAATCCATAGTTAGTTGTAGTATTATCAAAATCCACTTGAGTAAGAGAATAGTAATAGGTAACATCTTTGTGCGCTTCTCTATCAAGATAACTATAAGTTAAGACTTGATTGCTGAATGGATTTGCAGAAGGTATCACATTGATTATTTTCCATTCTGTATAGTCAGTAGACCTCTCAAGTAGGAAGTGAGAATTATTAAATTCAGAAGCGGTGGCCCATTCTATTAAAACAGCCGTTCCAATTCTTTCCGCAGTAAATCTAATTAATTCAACAGGTAAGGGTATATTTTGACCGCTACAGCTCCCTATTCGAGTACCATTCTTATCATCAAATTTAAGATTTGAGAAAATATCAGTATCACAATCAAGAGAAGGGTTGCTTATAAATAAACATCCACCAACAACACTGTCGACACTCTCTATAAACCAAGTTCCTGTGCCAATAACTTTGAATTGTACCTGGTCAACAGTGTCTAGATAAGCATTGCTATCATAACACAATACAATAATACTATCTGTACAATACGTACTATCTGGACATCCTACTAAATTAGTAGCTCCAGCTGAAAATACTCCACTTATTAGAAGTAATAGTGCAAGACTAAATTGAAAATACCAATACTTGCAGTTCTCATTTACTTTACTGTACCAATGATATAGAATTTTGTTTACTGAGAGTTTCATAGTCCTTTTAAATATTCAAAAAAGCCCCCTGGGTTAGAGGGGGCTCCTAATAGAGAGACTATTTCTAGTCATCAGTGGTAGAGGTATCCTCTAACTCCTCTATTGAAGGCCCGCCTGTGTCCACCTTGAGTAGTTGTTCAATATGTTGATTATCACACGTTACAACCCAATCAAGTTGGTCCCAATTACCATTCCCGCCTATAAAGGGGATATAGTTTGGACTGGACACAATGGTATCACTCGCTCTACTAACAATAGTAAAGTCGCGATAGTTATTGAGTTCAATAAATGCAGTCAACTCCTCAAAGCTGAGTGCATCTAAAACCTCGATAGTTTTTTCCACTGTGTTAATTCTTAAGTTCATTATCGTTTTGGTTTGGAGCCACATCCGCAACCCCCGCCTAAATTTTTCATTGTCCTATTAATATAGTGTTGAGCCTTGTTTTAATATCCAAGAGCATAATTACATATTCGTTTGTCTTAGTATCCATTCTGTACGAAGCCAGTATCCCCTCCTCCGCCAAAGGACTTTTTAAATCCTTCATCAGTTTCCTAACATACTCTGCTTTAGATTCGTTGACAACATATTCAAATATCTCAACAACCCTACTGTAATTCTCTTTAGACATACTCTACCCTATAGAAATCTCTCTTTCCTGTCTTTTTCAGCTTTTACCTTCGCTAGTAGGCAGTGCGTTATAACCTGGGACTAATAAACA